CCACCAACTTTTGTTGCAGATTTAGTATCCACAATCTTTTTGATATCTGGCATTAAGTCTTTTGCTTCAAGTAATGAATCATAGTTTCTAAGAATTTCTGTTTCTTCACCCATTTTAAGAGGTTTTTTCTTCTGACTGTAGTAATCTTTAAGGAAGTCTTTTGCTTGTTGAATTGAAACTGGATAGTCTCTTGCAATATCTTTTGCTGTCGCACCATTTTGAATGTCTAGGAATAGTTCACCCATTTTACCTTCTTCGAGGTCGTCATTGATTGATTCTGTAATACCGAGTTTCTTCATCTCTTTTTCAATCTCTTTGTTGATTGATTTAAGAGCATTTAATGAAGGATTTGCAACCCCTGACTTGTTTTGAGCTTTGTCAATTGCTTGCATCTCTTTTGCTTTCTTCAGTAGTAAGTCTGAGTATTTTGCATACTTACCTTCTTCGAGGTCTTCAACGTGAGAGTAATCTACATCTTCTTTTTTGATACCTGCTTTCTCTAATTCTTCTTCGTTCATAGGAACACAATTAGGTACTTCTTTACCACCTTTTTTCTTCATACCGACTTGTTTGTAACCTTTCCAACATGGGTCACCATCTCTTTTGTCATCTTCTTCTAGGGATGCAACAAAATTATCATCTAACTCTTCATTGTAAGGGAATCCTTTAAGGGGGTTATCGAATACCTTAGTAAAAGTTTTCTTTTGTTTCTCTTTCTTTTCTTCAATCACTTCATTAATTGTATTGAGATATCTTTCAACGTGTTGGCCAGGGGTATCGTTCTGATACGCAAGACGAGTTTCCTCAGTCCCTATTTCGTGAACTCCGTTGTTTGTTTTGTTACCATCTGACATTATTTTTTCCCCTTGTTTTTTGCAGCGGCTTTAATCCATTCTGCATTTACTCTATTTCTCGGTTCAGTTCTATTGAACTTTTGCGATACAATTGATAAGTTATCTTTATCGTTATTCATAGGATTGTTATCTTTATGATGAACATCCTTCCCTTTAATTCCTTTTCTGTTCTTTAACAATCTTCGTGCTTCATTTCTCTTTGCACGTCTTTTAATTTGTTCAGGTTTACCTTGGTAGTTTTCGTACTCTTTTTTATAATCTCTTTCTTCTTCTACTTCTTCACCGAACTTAAGGAATAACTTTCCTTTCTCTTGTGACTTATCCGTAACTTTATGACCAACAAAAGAACCTAAAGTATTTAACATACCGAGACCCTTTTCTTGGTTCTTAGCAATCTCTTTTCCGACCTGAATATTGATTTTCTTCATAACAACATCAATGATGTCTTGAATGTTTGAAACTAATTTACCTTCTGTCATGTGGTAACCTTTACCACCACAATGGTCACATCCACCATCTTGACCATGACATTCAGGACATTCTACTTTTGCTTCACTTTGAGATTCTCTCTTTTTAGAGATTGCATCGTTTTCTGATTCTCTCTCTTTTTCACCTGCAAGTCTATCGTTCTCTCTATCTTGTCTTTTCTTGAGGTCTTCGATTTCCTTTTCGTGTTTCAGTTTGAGTCTTTCCATATCCTCAATCTGTTTTGCTTTTGCAGTTGCAGTTTTCATTGCAACATTTTCGTCTTCAAATATGGATAGGAAGTTCTGAACCTTATCTTCACGAGACTCTTTTTGTGCGTTAAATATTTGGTCTAATATATCCATATTGTTATTTATCTCTTTTTTGAGGTTAACTCTCGTTCTTTCCATGCAAGTGCTATTTTATTGGTAGGAAAGTTTTTAGTCCATCCTAACATTTGACCATATAGTCTACTAGCTTTTGATTCCAATGATTTAACTGTATCATCATTTAGGATTTCTATGAAATCTTTTCCGAATAATTTCTTGAATGACCTAGCATTTTTTGCAACCATTTCATGTTCTTTTATTAAAATCTCAGGTGGTAGTGTTCTTGCTCTCATTGAATTAAGTCGTTGTGCAAGTTCTAAACTGGTCTTAACAAATATCATTTTGTACTCATAACCTAGTTTATCTAATTCTTTCTTATATCTTTCAATCTTGGATGCCCTTGCACTAGTAGTGTCAAAGATTAATCCTAATCTTGCAGGTGCATGAATCGACAATTGTTTCCCTGCAAGTGCTTTACCTTTTGCTCTAAGTTTATCTCTTTCGGGATTGACTGCACCACTACCAGTCTTAGTCATTTTCATAGACATATTTGCATCTTTCATAAGTCTTTCAAAGTGAGTGTCACTGTTAATTGTTTTGAGTCCTAATACTTTAAGTGCAAGTGCATCAACCACTGTTGACTTACCACTTCCTGGCCCACCCATTAGGAATACTGCTTTAAAGATGCCAGGGTCATAAACACCTTCATTTAACATATCTTCAAACATATATGTGGGCATCATTTCTTCTTTGATGTTCATACCTTGTCTTACTTCTTTGTAAAGTAATGCTTGGTCGGTCATCATTTTAGATGGGACACCTAGTTTAAAAGAATCGTAATCCCCTTCTTCAGCGGCAGCTCTCATCTTACTTGCAGACATTCCTGAAACTAAATCATCTGAGTCGGGGTCTCTTTCCCCTGCAGATATGATTTGAATATTGTCAAAATTATAGAATCCATGTTTACCTTTAGACCCATTGTATTTTCTTATAAGTGTATCAAATTCTCTAACTCTATCTGAACCCACAACCATTCTCACGTCTCTACATCCTTTAGAATATAGTTCTGTTACAATTTGAAATACTTGTCTTGAATTTGAATTTACTATACCAACTTTCTTACCAAAGAATTTCTTCATCCATTTGAATTTTGTTCTATAGTCTAATGGATTCTTTTTAGAGTCTTGAGAATGTGACATATACACTAGGGGTGCATATCCACCACTAGATGCTTTCTTAAGTGCATCGATTAGTTTTCCGTGACCAACAGTAGGTGGATTGAATCTACCAAAAGTAAATACAACCTTTTCGTCCTTTGCCTCAAATAGTTTCTTAAACGATTTCATCTTGATTTATTACCCTAAATTTCATGAAAGGTTTACCATTAATAGTAATGTCTCCTTTCTCATTCTTCTCGATAGATTTTACTATCATTTTTTTGTTCTTGAACTTACCACCGAGAACTGTATCACCTATACTTATAGGTACTCTAATTGTCTCACCTAGAAACTCTCCGAATGTCGCCATTCTAAAATCGTCCTGCACTTTTGCATTTGCTCTCCACTGCCAACATGACCAATAGTTTGCTTTCCACTTAGGGCCTGGGTCTGTATCACATCCCATTCTTGCACGAAACGATTTTCTTGCTTTTGGGTCATCACGATTGATTCCCATAGAAGAACTTCCGAATGTAACTTTGACTACATTACCTTTATCGTTCTTAACATAAACACCAAATTTTTTACTACTACCAGTAGGTAATCTAAAAGGTGAGTTAAGTTTAACCTTCTTTCCTTGGTATTCTGATTCGGTAATTTCTAAATTGTAAATATCCATTATTTGTCCCATGCTTTAGCAGCGTTGAAATTATTTTGACTGAATTCCATTCTATCCACAAGTTTTACTGCACTTCCGTCTGAGTCTATTGCAACATATCCTTCGGGATTTACAACTCTGAATCCTGTATCAGTCTTTACAAAGGTTCCTATACTCTTTATTCTATTTAACGCAGTAACAATTAGTGATTTTGATGTGATTAGATGTCCTTGGAATTGTGCAAGATTATCTACCATTTTTTTGATGGTGGTTAAGTCTCTCATGATATCTTTACCAATCTGTATCTTGATATCTTTAGTTTTTTGCATTTTAACCTTTGCAACTATTTTATCTTTCCAGTAGTTCTCAACGTGTGTAAGGTAATCTCGTCCATTAGGATTCCATTTACCCTTACGGATAAGGGTGTTAGTGTAGGTTTTGTATGATGCACCTGAAGCGCCTTTTGATGTAAGAACTCCCTGTATGTCATTGAACTTTTTGAGGTCTTTTGCAGTGATACCATGAAATGATTTACCTGTAGCAGTAAGTGATTGTGTTAGTTTAAGTGTTTCTTTTGCAGTCATGTTTCCATAACCAGTTTGGTCTTTATATGTTGCATCATCCTGCCAAACTTTGGATGGTGCAGGTGGAAGTTTTGCACCGAATGATGCAGATAGTCCATCGATTGTAGAACCTTTGTAAGTTGTGTGCCAAACTACACCTAGTGTTGCACTTGCAATCTCTTTTCCTAACTTAGAATCCTTCTGAACTGCGTATACAATTGTATTTGGTTGGAATGTAATGTAATCTTCTCCGTCCATTTTAGTGTTACTTTTATCCCCCGAAGTAAACATTAAGTCTCCCTGCAGGATTTCTTTCATTCCGACACCTGAAAAGGCATTGAATGCTTCTGTAAATTTTTGTTTGAGTGTTCCGTTTAAGTCGGAAGTGTCGTTGATTTCTTT